CTACCCGACATTTGCAGTACCGGAAATGGGCGCATCCGATACATGTTTTTCCTTTTCGATTGTCATTTGCCGGATTCGTTCCTCTAAGCGTCCGATTTCTCTATCTTGTTCCCTGATGATTTCTTCTTTTTCTCTAATTAAGGCAAGGAGAGAGGAGAGTTCGGTTGTTTGTGTTGTTGTAGATGATGTATTATAGTAAATATCACCTTTCCCAGTAAGTAACCAGGTAGGGTTTATATCATTATGTATTTCGATAATTTTCGACACCCATAAACTTGATATATCTGTTCCTTTGCTAATGCATCTTGAAATTACTCCATTCGAGCACCCAATAGCTTGTTCAAGTGCCCTTGTACTGATACCTTTTTCTTTAATTAGGATTGCAATCCTGTTGGAAATATTCGTCATAAGTCGTAAATTATCTACATAAAACTTTTTGGTGTCGAAAATATTCTATATATTTGCAGCGTGTTCAAAAAGGAACACCGCGCCAAATATACGAAAAAGGCATGTGATTAGCGAATTTTAAGGATTAAAGAAAATGAACGAAGAAATAAAAGAATGGCAGACACAGAGCGTGAAGCACAAGGTGGCTTACGTGTTGATGATGGACGGTATCAGCTTCAGATATACCGAAGAGACCGGGATTGTGTTTTCCGCACCTGATTTTTATGTGAAGAACCTTATCCGCCGCCTGATGAGTTGTTACGGTGTGAGTTTGAAACCGATTATAAACGAATTTAAATAAGTGAGATTATGGAAAACAAGAAAATGAGTTGCTGGGATTTTGTATTCAGTTCTGTAAAGACTCATATAGATGATCTGGTAAGACAGGCTGACAAGTACACCAAAGACATGAATGAGGATTTTGAACATTTCTTCTGCTGGTATGCCGAGGATATGTACAAGACGCAACGTGAACTTTCCTGTTACCGTGCCTTGAAGGTGGTTTTATCTGCCGGTAGCCATGATGATGTAAAGTTATACATGGAAAGCAAGATAAACAGTCTGACTGATAGTCTTCTTACCGGAAGCATCCGCAAGAACAGCACCAGTGCGGCTTCAAATTTGGCGCATACGTTGGAACTGGAAGTGAACCAGAAGATACGTGAGAAATTCACTATACTTCTTGGGATTATTGAAAAAGGTGAAAAGGTTGAGGGACAACAGTAAACCCAGCGTGACAACCCGGAAGGCGTTAAGAGACGGGTGACGGTGTGGAAAGACACACGGGAGTGCATGGTTCTTGTGCCGGGGTTCGATTCCCCGGACTCCCCCCCAATATTAATCATTAAAACAAGTGAGATATGAACAAGAGGTACATTCACATTACGAAAGCCGACCGCGACTTTATCGCAAAGGCACTCAACGTGACAGAGAAGACTGTTTATAACGCTATCCGGTTTGATGACCGTCGTGGCAACTCCGAACTTTCTGCAAAGATCCGTAAGTTGGCCATGGATCGTGGCGGTATTGTGATGGTTGTTATTCCGGAAATAGAAACTTTCCATGATTATGACAATGTGATGCGTCAGTACTGTCCGAACGGTGCCTTGATAGAGCTTGACCGTAATGATGGTAGCGGTCAGGTAATATTCAAGGGAGAAACGGTGAAGACTTACGAGCATGTGATGGTTGCCGATATTAACCAAATCCAAGCGTTTGCATCGGCATTGAGATAGGAGGCGGCTATGTTGGTGTATTACGGTAACATACAGTGTATTTCTGCACGTGAGCTCATAGATGGCGGCTATATCACCGAATCCTGTTATAGGAACTGGGTGAACCGTGGCCGTATCAAGGTGGTGCGCCGTGGTGGAGGTGCTGCTGGAAATTGCGCGTTGGTCGCCCTCAATAGCCTGCCTACCGAGTGTCTGGAACGGGTGAAGGAAGACAACCCCGGTGGAACAGAGCAGGCACTTCGCCACTGGATACTATCAAACTATGTGCTGGATCAGGCTGCAGTAGCCTATTTTTTGGAATGGTCTGCCCATTCTTCCAGCAAAAGAGCTACAGACGAACTTGCCCGGAAATATGCGGTGAATGCTTCCGTGTTGAATACTTGTATCAAGCTTTATAACAGAAGCAATGACTACCGCAAACTGATGGGTGAAAAATATAACTGGGACATGATGGCCACCACCATCGAGACCCTGCGCGAAGACTTTGGTCATGACCTTCCTGCCAGTACCCTGCGCTTCCGAAAGAAAGTGAACGAATACAAGCAGTACGGTTACGAATGTCTGATAACCGGTAAGTTCGGCAACCAGAACAAACGGAAGGTGACTCACATGGACGAACGCCTGGTGATGAGTTTGAAAGTACTTCCCAACCAACCATACGGCAGCGATGTGCATGAAATGTATCTGTCGTTTGTATGCGGAGAACTGGAAGTTTGGGATCTGGAAACAGGAGAGATATTCAATCCGGAAGACTTTACGGACAAGAACGGGGAGCCGAAAGAACTGAGCGAAAGCACTATCCGGAACATTCTGAACAACCCGGCAAGCCAGCTGCTGATAGAAAAAGTCTTGCGTGGACGTATGGAGTTCTATCACGAGCAAATGCCGCACATGCACCGTCATGGCGGGGAGTTCTCTTTGTCACAAATAACGATGGATGACGTGGATTTGCCGCGCCGAATGAAAGGCGGCGAGTATGTGCATGCCTATTATGCCTATGATGCGGTGAGCCAGTGCCGTATCGGGCTGGCCTACGGACGGGATAAGGATGATGCTTTGGTAGTGGACTGTTTCCGTGATATGTTCCGGCTCATCGAACGCAACGGATGGGGTATTCCAGCCGGTATTGAGGTGGAGCAGCACTTGATGAGCAAGTATAAAGAAGGATTCCTGAAGTCAGGTGAGGTATTCAAGTTTGTGCATTTCTGTGCTCCGCAGAACTCACAGGAAAAATATGCTGAAGCTCTGAACGGTGCGTTCAAGACAACCATAGCACATAAGAACCATGAAGCCATTGGCCGCTGGCATAACAAAGGTGCACGGCGGGTGGACCAGAAGAAAGTGAGCGACAGCAGTAACCACACCTGGGAAGACCGAAAGTATTATACGTTTGAAGAGCTTGTGGCGGATGACCGTCGCGATTGTGAAGAATGGAACAATACGCTTCACCCCAACCAAAAGAAATATCCCGGAATGACCCGTTGGGATGTGCTTGTAGCCAAAATCAATCCGACCCTTCGACCGCTTGATAAATTGACTTTGAGCAGATATATCGGGGAAAAGGTAGATACCAGTATTCGTAGAAATTCCACAGTACGTGTGGCAAATGCAGACTGGTGGCTGAGCGGTCCGGAAGTGCTGGAGCAGTTGGAACCAAACAACCGCAGGGTGACGGCCTACTACCTGCCGGATGAAGAGGGTAAGCCTACGGATGTCTTCCTGTTCCAGAACGACCGCTACCTTGACAAGGTTCGTCCGGTAGTGACTTACAACCGGGTGATGGCAGAACAGACCGAAGAAGACCGGGCAGCCTATACAGAGCAAAACAAAGTTCTGAGCCATTTCAGCAAATACCTCAATGACCACGCCATCGGCAAGGTGGGAACCGGTACACCGGATCAGCCAACGGATGACCCGGAAGAGGAACTGGAACTTCCCCCGGTGGAACTATCCAATGATTTGCCAGCCGAATTGTCGGCAGATCCGGAATCAGATTATGAATGGCACTCCGGAATAAGCGAGGCAATGAGGGCCATCAGTGACATGTAAGAACAGAATTAGAACAACATTAAAACAGCGTTAGAATTATGATTACAGAAGCGCAAAAACAGAAGATTTTAGCAGCGATAGCCGCCAACCGTGCGAACTATCCCAGTGATGCCAAGCATGCTGCCTCTTTGGCCATCAGTACGTCTGTGTACAGTACAATCAAGAACGGACAGACAGACAAAGCCCTGAGCGATGCCAACTGGATAAGCATTGCCCGCAAATTAGGGGTGAACCTCCGTGGTGAAATGGAATGGAAAGCAGCCAAGACCCCGACCTTTGAATATATAACAGCCCAGCTGGAGTTCTCACAGCAGTCCAGCCTGTCGGGCATCCTGTGCGACATGCCCAATATCGGCAAGACTTTCACGGCACGTTATTATGTGCAGAGCCACAAGAATGCCGTGTATATCGACTGCTCGCAGGTAAAGACCAAATTGAAGCTGGTACGCAAGATTGCCGCGGAGTTTGGTGTGGACAGCAAGGGAAAGTATTCAGACGTGTATGAAGACCTGGTATATTATCTCCGTTCGATGGAAACCCCGCTTATCATCCTCGATGAAGCAGGCGACCTGCAGTATGAAGCTTTCCTTGAACTGAAGGCTCTATGGAATGCCACTGAACGCTGCTGCGCCTGGTACATGATGGGGGCAGACGGATTGAAAGAGAAAATCAACCGCTCCATAGAATGTAAGAAGGTGGGCTATACCGAAATGTTGAGCCGTTATGGTGACCGGTACAGCAAGGTGACACCAGATGATGGCAAGGAGCGCGAACAGTTCTTGAATAACCAGGCACGTATTGTGGCCAAGGTAAATGCCCCAGCAGGTGCTGATATAGCCCAGATTGTACGGAAGACACGCGGTGGTTTGAGAAGAGTCTATACTGAGATTGAAAAACTTAAAATGAATGAATTATGAATAGATGCAACAAAAACAATAAATCCCCTCGTGTGAAGACTGGAACAAATCAGTTACTGAACGAATTGCTTGCGCTACGAGAAAGGCTTGATGTGCTGATTTGCATGTGTGACGCAGAATTAAATCAGCGCCAAAGCATTCAGCCCTCCCGCCCTCTCCAAAGACCTTGTATGGAATGTATCGATGTCGAGTCACTTCCCATTCGTGAGTTGACAGTGGAGGAGGAGCACATGCTTGTAGGAGCGGATTTAGAAAGACGGTTTCAAAACGATGAAACCCATCATCCGTTCGCGTTGGAACATTGCTAAATAATGAAACTCTTATGTGTATTGAATCATTCATGATGCAAAAATATAAAAAAATATGAAGCGTGCGTACAGTCCGAAGGAAATAGCCGCCAAGAAATGGGTTACTCTGCCGTGGAATGAGAAATGGAGCAAACCTTTCGGGTTCCCGGCAGAGAACGCTTCGTGGTTCATCAGTGGTGCCAGTGCCAGCGGGAAGAGCAGCTTTGTGATGCAACTTGGAAAGGAACTGTGCAACTATGGGACGGTGCTGTACATGAGTTACGAAGAGAAAATCAACCAAAGCTTCCAACGGCGTATGGGTTATCTGAAGATGAATGAGGTGCAGGGTAAATTTCGCGTGGTGACAGAAGGCAGTCTGGAGGAAGTGATTGCCAGACTGAAAAAACCGAAAAGCCCGAAGTTTATCATCATCGATTCCTTTCAGGTGGCCGGATGGGATTATCCGCAGGCTGTGGAACTGATGGAAACCTTTCCGAAGAAATGTTTCATCTGGATTAGCCAGGAAAAGAAAAGCCAGCCGATGGGTGGCGGTGCAGTAAGATTGAAATATATCTGTGATATGAAGATTCGGGTGGTCGGTTATAAAGCTTATTGTCAAGGACGCGCCATTGGAGACCCGGGAAGCTATTATGTGGTATGGGAAGACGGAATCATTCAAACAAGTAATAATTTACCAAAGTGATTATGGATAATAACGAAAAGGCTTTTGAAAGCTACACCGGAACGGAAGAGTTCCAGATCCTGCTGGACGGAAATTCCAGCCGGGCAGTATTGGATGACTGGCTGGAGCGAAACATTCAAAGTGACCTGAAAGTGAGAAGAGCGAAAACGCCCGGTCATGTCGTAATAGAAACGGGTGATGTCTTGTTTGCACGTAATGTGCTGATATGGAATCCAAGTTGTAAAGTCAACATCAAAAAGAAGTGATATGGAAAAAGACAAAGTTTACATCAGTGGTGCAATAGCCCACTACAATATCGATGAGCGCAAAGGTGCGTTCCTCGATGCTGAAAACAGATTGCGTGCTATGGGGTTCGTTCCGGTGAATCCATTCAAAAACGGACTGCCGGATGAAGCGCACTGGAGAGAGCACATGCGGGCGGACATCCGTTTGTTACTGGATTGTAATTTTATCTATATGCTACAAGGATGGGAATTGAGTAAAGGAGCTAAGCTGGAGCTTGATGTGGCCAGTTCGTGTGGCATTAAAGTATTGTTTGAATAACCTTTTAATAGTGAATATATGGAAGAAAAACAGAAAGTTCAGGTCGTATTTGAATTTGACCGTTCCGAGTATGACGCGTATCTCTTTTTGATGAATCAAAAGAAGACGGAAGAGGTAGAGCAAATATGGAACACCATGAGCGGTGAGCCTGTGGTTGCGGATATTGATTTGCTTGAAGAGGACAGCCAGTCTGTAAAACTTATGATGATAAGTTTGGCAATTCTTTCAGTGGAGAAAAAAGTGAAAGGATGATATGGCACAGGAAGTAACCAATTTCGCCCGGTTCTA